AGCAGAGAACTATATACAGATGACAGAGGGTTATAAATTCAAACCTAGAGACTACACAAACCAACAAAAGATATGGCAAGGTAAAAAAAAACGGTTAAGTATACAACTTGTAGACTTAAAAAGAGAATTACGTCAAAATACACAGACAAAAGAGCGTGTATCTATCAAGGGGGTAACAAAACTTTTACCATGTTAATTGAAAGTTGGTGTCCAAAAAAGTATAAATGTGTGTATGATCCTAACGGCACAGAGCCAGATATCGATAAAGTCATGGAAAGTTTACGAAGTATAGGTAGGAAATGACACAGAAAAAACTACAAAAAGACTCTATTTTAAATCAATATGACCTCGATGGTGACAACACAATTACAGACGAGGAGCTCCAAAGAGCAAAAGAAATCAAGGAGACAGAGACAAAATTACGCAAAAATCTTGCACAATTACGCATGGCTAGATACACTCTTATAGGTATGGGAGTTTTTACAGTCGCAATGTTTATAGTTCCTATAGAGCGTGTGCAGGCGTTGGCAGATATAAGCAACCTATTTTATATATCAGGTGCTGGTATAGTGGGGACTTATATGGGAACAAGTGCATATATGGCAAAGAACGGAGTTAAATAATGTTACAAGCGTTGATAGGTCCAGTCACTGGACTACTAGATAAGTTTATACCAGATGCAGACAAAAAGGCAGAACTCGCTCATAAGATAGCCACCATGTCTGAAAGACATGCTCAAGAATTAGCACTCGCTCAGATAGAAGTTTTAAAAGAAGATGCCAAGGGCAACTGGTTTCAAAGCTCGTGGCGACCCCTTATTGGCTGGATTTCGGGACTCAGCCTAGGTATAAATTACATGGTATCGCCAATTTGTGCTGGTTTTGGAATTACGATCCCACAAGCAGATATGTCTGTGATGATGCCTTTGATGTTTGGTATGCTCGGAATCGGAGGAATGAGGAGCTATGATAAGATGAAAAAGACGGATACAAAAAAATGATAGAGATAGTTCCAGCAAGTATTTGCCCTATACATAAAATAGCCTATACTAAAACAGAAGCAGAAGAACCAATACCTTTTGCGGGTGTTGTGAAACTTACAACTTATAAATGTCCTATGTGTGTTATCCCTATAGAGGAGACTGAATATGAAACGAAAAGTTAAGAAAGTAATTAAAGGTTTAAAGAAAGCTTCTAAAACACATGCAAAACAAGCCAAAACACTAACGAGTATTTTGAAAAATGGTAAAAAGAAAAGATCCTAAAATTGGAACTGGAAAAAAACCAAAAGGTTCGGGTAGAAGATTATACACGGATGAGAATCCAAAAGACACCGTCAGGATCAAATTTGCCACAGAAGCAGACGCAAGAGCGACAGTTGCAAAAGTTAAAAAAATCAATAAACCATATGCGAGAAAGATACAAATACTTACAGTCGGTGAGCAGAGAGCAAAGGTCATGAAGAAGAATAAAGTGGCTGCTATATTTAAAAAAGGTAAAGAATCTATAAGGAGAGCACATGGCAAGGGTTAGACAGTTTGCAAATGATCTAGGAATAAACTACAATCAGGCAAAAGATTTAATTAATAAGGGTCGTAGTCGAAAAGACGGAGGTTCACAAATATTGGAGAAAACAATGAACAAAGCAAAACCGATCAAAGCAGCTAAAGGAAAATTTCCAGATTTAAGTGGTGATGGTAAAACAACCATGAAAGATATTCTTATCGGTAGAGGTGTAATAGAAAAACCTCAGAACAAAGCAGGTGGTGGAATGCCAAAGATGCCAAAATACAGAGATGGTGGTGCTTTTAGAGGTTGTGGTGCTCAAGTCAAAGGTAAAAGATTCAAAGGAATATTTTAGTGGAAGTTGATTTTACAGACTACACTCAAGCTACGCCTGATGCAACGGCAGTGAGTCAAAGAGATACGTCTGAAGAAGATAAACAAGCGTTACAAACTGCAAGAGGCATAACAGAAACTAATCCGTATGGATACGAAGGATTTTTTAGTAAAGCTTTTGGTATAGATCCATCCAAAATAGACTATTCTGGTATCATGAGTGCTTCTAGTATAAGCGATATCGCTAACGCTAATTATAATCGCTATGTAAATCCTATGAACGATCCTAATAGACCTGGGTTTGACCCGAATAGATTAGCTGGCACTACACAGAAAGATTTAAATAAAGGTTTTGGTTCTTTATTTGGTAGCTCTTTAGGAGAACAAACACAATTAGGTCGAATAAAAGAACAAAAACCAGATCCTTTATCAGGTAAAGATACGTTAGCTTTAAATATTTTTAGTTTAGTTGGTGGAGGTTTACCTTCTTTAATGGCTAATATAAATGCTAATCCGTCTAACTTTGTTCCAGAGCAAGCACCCCAATATGATCCAACAAGAGATCCAACAAGCAAAGATTATGATTCAGAAACATATGATAAGAGCTACATAAGTGGTGCAATTGATACAATGTTTGGCGAAGGAACTACCCGACAAGCAACAACTCTTGTTGAAGATGCAGTTAATTATCTTAGTAATTTAGGTAGACCTTAGTGTATATAACAGAATTTTTAACCAAATATAAAAAAGATTTAAATAACAGAATTAATGACATAAGTATTTCCTTGACCAGTGGAAGTGCTTCTGATATTGGTCATTATAAAGCAATGGTAGGTGAAATACAGGGATTAACCTATGCGTTGGAACAAATACAAACCCTGCTAAAAAAGGTGGATGATGAGTCTGATAGTACCTGATTACGTTCTAGCACAGAGGAACGCAAAGAAAAAAGCCGAAGAGCAAGCTAAAAAGCTAAAATTAATAGAAAGAATACCACAGCCAACAGGTTGGCGAATACTAGTTATGCCATACATGGGCAAAGAAAAAACTGAAGGTGGTGTTTTTGTACCAGATCCCGTAAGAGAAAGAGAAGCACGAGCCACAGTTACAGCGTATGTAGCTAAAGTCGGGCCTTTGGCTTACAAGGATATTGACAAATTTGGAGAAGACGGAGCTTGGTGTAAAGAGGGCGACTGGGTTTGTATTGGTCGTTACGCTGGTTCACGATTCCAAATAGAGGGTGGGGAAGTAAGAATAATCAATGACGATGAAGTCATTGCAACCATTGTCGATCCTGACGACATCAAATCATACGGAGCTTAGTATGCAAGAAGAAAAAGATAAAGTCGAAGAAGAAATAGAAGAGGGTCAAGAAATAGTAATAGAAGAGGAGAAGGTTGATGATGATAAACAAGAAGTTGTCGCAGATTCCAAAGCTCCAGCCGAGGAGGAGAAACAGGACGCTTCAGATGCTGATGACTTGTCTGAATATTCCGAATCTGTCAAGAAACGCATCAGCAAGCTTACGTCTAAGTTTCGAGAAGAAGAAAGACAGAGAAACGAAGCAATTAAATTTGCTGAATCTGTCAAGAAACAAAACGAAGAATTAAAAGCAAAATTAAATAAGCTAGATACTACATATGTTGGTGAGTTTGACACAAGAGTGCAATCTCAATCTATAGCCGCAAAAGAAGCTTATAGAAAAGCTGTTGAAGAAAATGATGTTGATGCCATGTATGAGGCACAGCAAAATATTTCAAGAATAGCTATGCAAGAAGCTAAATTAGATCAAATGAAAAAAGATAGAGAGGAAGAGGCTGAAAGGGCAAAGCTAAACGGAACAGCCTCTGCTCCTGCACAACCTGCACCAGAGGCTCCTCCTCCAAGACCAGACCCAAAAGCAGAAGATTGGGCAAAGAAAAACACATGGTTTGGACAAGATCAACCAATGACTTATGCTGCTTTTGGACTACATAAACAATTAATTGAAGAAGAAGGGTTTGACGCAACGTCAGATGAATACTATACTGAATTGGATAACAGAATTAGGTCAGAGTTTCCGCATAAATTTCAAGAAACTCAAAAAAGATCTAATAGTCCCAGAGTCGCCTCTGCTGGGACAACGGCTTCAAAGTCGTCAACAAAGGGACGCAGAACAGTCAAATTGACTCCATCGCAAATAGCCATTGCGAAACGATTGAATGTTCCGCTTGAAGAATACGCTAAATATGTGAAGGAGTAGGAAATGGCAGAAAAAAGAATATCACGAGAAGCAGAAAGTCGTGCAAATAATACAAGGAGAAAACCTTGGCAACCTCCAGCTAAGTTGGATGCACCTCCACCCCCAGCAGGGTTTGAACATAGATGGATCAGAACAACCATTCGTGGTGAAGATGATAAATCAAATGTTTTTTCTAGAATGCGAGAGGGATGGGAACCAGTTAGAGCAGATGAATATGGCTCAGAAGCTGCAAAGTATCCAGTAATAGAAGAGGGTAAAAACAAAGGAATTATTGGTGTCGGTGGTTTAATGTTGGCACGAATACCCACAGAAACGGTGCAAGAGAGAACTGAATATTTTCGGGATCAGACCCGCAACCAACTGAAAGCCGTGGATGAAAACTTGATGAGGGAACAACATCCCTCGATGCCTATCAGCGTTGATAGGCAAAGTCGTGTAACTTTCGGTGGGAGAGAAAAATCCTCCGAATAATTTTAGAAGGAGCAATAAATGGCTAATGCAAATGTAGCTTTCGGATTTAAGCCTGTAGGAATGCACGGTTCAAGTCCAGCGACTCAAGGTACGAGTCAATACTTTATTGCTAGTGATGCTTCTGCGATTTTTCAAGGTTCACCAGTAAAAGCTGAGTTGACTGGTGGAACTATTCAGATCGGATCTGCAACTGGTAACGGAGACCAACTAGTTGGTATCTTTGCTGGATGTGAATATGTGGATGCAACTACTGGCAAGTTAAAGTTTAGTAATACTTGGCCCGGTTCGGGATCAGCTAATACTAACTTTGATATCAAAGGGTTTGTGTATGACAATCCGTCACAGAGATTTATAATTGCAAGTGATGGAACAAACACTGACAGAGCAACTGCTAAAGCAGATATTTTTAAGACTGCTGATATAGCAAGTGGAGCAAGTGGTAATACTACAACTGGTATTTCTTCTGCTGTATTAGATATATCAACTGCTGAAAATACAGATACATCAAATGTGGTTATGATTTTAGGTATCCACGAAGATGTAACTAATGCTGATCACAGTGCTGCTGGTGTTTCATACATAGTGAAAATCAACAACCATGCGTTATTGTCTTCTGACGTTGACGCTACTGCATCTTAAGGAGGGTCTAATATGGCTATTTCAAGAGCACAACTCGCCAAAGAGTTAGAGCCTGGCTTGAACGCTCTCTTTGGTATGGAGTATAATAGGTATGAAGGTCAACATGCAGA